AGAAAGCTCAATAAATTTTTTTTCAAATTCACTTTCACCTTGTGTGTCAGTATCGCTTTCAACTGACGGCGGGTGGTTCCACACGGCATTAGGGTAAGCATTGACAATACGTTGAGCTATATCTTGGCGTTCATAACGTCTTATATACTCTTCCGAAGTAGGTGAATTTATATACCCTAATGCTTCGCTCATATTTCGCTTACCGCCAAATGTCGAGCCAAAAAAGCTAAATCTTTTTAATGGATTAATTACATTCATTTTTTATCCTCATTTATATTTCTTTCGAACGTTACCAAATAGCCCGCGTCAAACGTCCACATACCTATTGTTGCAACTAATATGGCATATTGCCATAATAACACTAGCGCGTTACGTTGACTATGATGTATTTTAAACACAAAACGCCAACCCTCTTTGTTATGTTTGGCCATACAATCATTTAACGCTTTTGATGGATTTGTAAATATAGAACCTATTAATCCGCCTGACAAACTTACTCGCACTACTTTATTTTCTATCATTACCAAGTCCCCGAAAGTTTGCTCGCCGGCCTAAGCAGTATGCCTATTGCGTCTAATGTTGGGTCTATTTGGTCGTCGTGGTCGTGCGTGTTCGTAGGCGTAAATCTTTCGAACTCCATCAAATAATCACTTAGCCAATTAGCTTTTTCCGGTAAATGTACATAACCCGAATTGATATACGGGATAATATCCATTGCGCGGGTTACTTTGTCAATGTTACGCGGTACAGCTATAACAGGTATACCACTGTTACGCTTTAAGTCTTGTATTAATCCGGTACCCGAAGCCTTATCCTCAATGTATGCACTTCTCAATCGCCCTGTTGTCACAGAGGCGTCATAGTGTTTTTTCCAAAAGAATTCAAACTGTTTACGTAATTCAGGTGCTTCCCATTTACCGCGTATTTGGTCTATTAAATACGCTTGATTATTCGCATAACCCCAACATTGAATTACAGAATAATCGTTATGCTCTTTCACTTTTTGCGCAGTATCGGCCGTGATTATTTTATAATCTACCGCAGGTAAAACGCTGTAATATTTCCACCATTCTGTCTTAAACATACCGCCACCCAATGGTGATGGTCTTTGCATATATTGCCCTGAAAAAGTATAAGGGTCGGATTTCTCTAGACGCTTCAAATCGACAAGGTTATGCTTATAAGGCCACAATGGCTCGCCTTTTTCATCGATAGCCGGTAAACACAATGTTTCCCACTCCTCACCTGACCCACCGCCTAACAGATAACCTGCTAAGTCATTTTGGTGCAACCTTTGCATAATGATGATAATTGGTGTATCCGACGAGTTAGCTCTCGACTTCATCGTTTCGTTGTACCAGCTAATAACGTTGTTGCGTCTTACTTCACTGTTTGCTTCAGACGCCTTGTGTGGGTCATCGATAATAATCGCCCCGCCAAATTTTTTACGGAATTTACCTGCACCAAAACCTGTAATAGTACCATTTGAGCCGGTTGCATATACTTGGCCGCCGGCTTTAGTTGACCAGTGGCCTTTTGCCTTAGTATCCTTAGCTAATACCATATTAGGAAATATCTGCGTATATATTTCATTTTCAACTAAATCTTTTGTTAAACCTGTATTTTTTTCCGCTAAAGTTTGCGAATAACTAGCGTGGATAAATTCAGAGTCTGGGCATATACCCATTGACCACGCAATAAAGTTAATTACTGCTATTTCGGTTTTTGAATACCTAGGTGGAATATTGATAATTAGGCGTTTTGTTTGCCCTATTATTACTTGTTCCAACGCTCTGCATATCAGGTGATGGTGGTGATTTTCCACAAAAACACTACCCGTCTTGGCCTTAAACATTGTCTTGGTAAAAAACAACAAATCAGTTTGGCAACGCGCTATTTCAGAGACCGTCAGTTGACCCATCGTTCACCACTTTGTCGTAATTCTTTGATTTTAACTCGATACATTGCAAAACTTTATCGGAATTATCAATATTCACGTTAACGTTTGTTTTATTACCGTAACCAAGGTTGCCACCGAGCCTGTCTAATAAAAACTTAATTGCGTCCAAGTTACCTTTTTTCACGTGCTTAAACAACTCGCTTTCCGCTACTTCTAACCGTTGCTCTTTTGCAAATTCTATCATCTTTGCTAATTCAGGCCTGTTGTCTCGTAAATAATAAAAATTTTGACGTGTCATACCTAACGACTTGGCAGCAGCAGACGCGTTAAAATCGTTAGCAACAAAAGCTTGAATTAACTCCTCGTTCGAATAAGTATGCGACGCCATATTACCCCTTTCGTTTTAAAACACATATACACATATATTCTGAATTATAATACAAAAATCACAAAATGTAAACAATTATTTCAAAATTATTGAAAAGGTAAAAATGGTAAACTTTAATTTACTTATTTTAATTCGGTCGAATTCGACCTAATTGAAAAAATCCACCATTTCACTTTTTACCATTTTTCGATTTTTGAATTTCCCTATTTTTACCATTTCACTTTTTATCATTTTTCGATTTTTGTATCGCCAATTTTCATCACCCCCTTTTCCGAATAATTACATAGTTATAGTTACACAGGGTAAAAATCCTTTTTATATATATATTCTTTTTTTATACCTTTTTTTATTTTTATTTATATATCTCTTTTTATTTCTTATAACTTGTAACTTGTAATAATAAATAAATAAATAAATAATAAAAACAATAAGTTAAGTTAAAAATAATAAAATTACAAGGTTAAAAAAACATGTAATTTAAGCCTATACATTGCCTTTGCTTGTACTTTTTTCCGCCAATATCTTTCTGATTTCGTCGTTGCTCATTTCGCGTTTTGTCCAAACTCGTCTCGTTTTACCATCGATGTTAATCGGCTTAGGCATAACCGAGTAGCCCAATTTTTTCAAAAGCACATGTCTTTTAGACGTATGGAAGTTCAATTCTGGGTGTTCAATCGTCGCAATTTCGAATAAATCGGCCGAGCAAATGACGTCATTATTGTAGTATTTTCCGCCCTCATTTATCAGTTCTTTTAGCTCTGTTAAGCCGTCATATGAAGCCTCCTCCGTTGCAATCATACTACGTTTATGGGTAGTCATCGGCGCCTGTTTGGTATTCAAGAAATCACATTTAATAGCATAATCTAATAGCCATTTACGTATTTCATCGCCATACATTTTCACCGCTTTAAACAATTTAGGGAAGTATATATCGGCTGGTTCACCTACATATTTTTCCATTTCGCTTAGCGATTGTATAGGTACAAATATCACCCACCAGCGCCTATCGTCGCCGTCTAATGGTAAACTATCCTTGTAGTTTGTAAAACAAATATAATTAGTGGTGTTGTAGGTCATAAACGGCTTAACGCCCTTATCATTTATTTGGATAAGCCTATCGGTTATCAACGGTTTAAGCGAGTTTACCGCGTCGTGACGATTATGTCCTTTTACGCGCAATTCTTCCAATACATTAACTACAACATTGGTCGCCCAACCATTAAAATCAGACGTCACCTGAGATGGTGATACTGTCCCAACGTTGCGGTCACCCAAGCAAGCTCTTAATAACTCACCAAAAAACGACTTACCCACCCCTTGTATAGATTGGATAACGGGAGACCATAAAACTTGACGTCCAGGATATTGCACTTGGTGAGCAAGCCATTGTGTAAATATGTCCGCATTCTGCTCGGTTGTGCATATAAACTTGATATGGCGTTTAATATATTCTATTGCTTCTAAGCCGTCATCGCTTATCTCGTATGCTTCTTTAGGTATAGTATTTATATCAAATGTATTTAATACTGTTGAATTTTCAAGCTCGCATATAGTATCTTTATGGGTTGGTAAAAACGCTGTTGCGTCTACTTTTTTAACAAAACCACCATCAGATACGTATTTACAAGCCGACGGTTTAGACCCGCTTTCAGACCTTGGGATATACCTACCGTTTTCAATATTAAAGGCTTCTGCTTTATGCAATCTTAGTGTTCTTAAATCGAAAAACGCCGCATAGCTATTTACATAAACCCAGTTGTCACACCAATCAGGTATGGCTTCTTTTTCGACAAATTCGCCGGTAACTACTTCAGAATTACTAATCTTATCGCGCACGTCGTTAATAGGCAATCGTATGCCGGACAATGCTTTTAATCGGTCTTGTATAGCCTTGGCTATTTTCTCGCGATTAATTTTATCAAAACTATGTTTTTTAATAAGTGGGTAAATATCAAATTCCATTGTTTTTTCGTCCGCTATTGATATTTTAGCTATTATATTAGCCACCTTTTCAGCCTCTTTAAGGTACGCCCCGCGAGTAGCCATATGGCTTATTGTGCCTAATGTCACCCCACCGTGTGTAGTAAACGACTTC